GGTTGCAGCGCAGGACGTGGATGACGACACGACGTTTTCCTATATTTGCGCGCTTGATCCAGAGGATGACGCATTTGAAGACCCGACTTGCTGGATCAAGGCCAACCCGCTTCTTGGCGTGACGATAACTCACGACTATCTGGCATTGCAGGTCAAGCAGGCCAAGCAGATCGCGGCTAAAGCGAATGGCATCCGCCGCCTGCACTTCTGCGAATGGACCGACGCAGAAACGGCATGGATCAGCCGCGCCATGTGGGCGCAGGTGGAGGATGCAACACTTGTGCTAGAGGACTTCGAGGGCAAGAGGGCATGGGCGGGGCTTGACTTGTCGGCCAAGACTGACCTGACCGCAAAGGCGCTGGTGTTTGATGATGGCATGACCGAGGACGGCCAGCCCAAGTTTGCGGCGTTCGTTCATGGCTATACGCCTGCGGATACACTGCAAGCGCGCGCCGAAAGGGACGGCGCACCCTATGACCTGTGGGCGGATGCAGGATACATCACCGCAACGCCGGGGAAAAAGACGCGATTAGACTTTGTTGCGCGGGATTTGCTGGACGATTCAGACAGGTTTGACTTGGATTTCGTGGCTTTTGATAACTATTTGATCGCCGATTTTGAGGCAACTGTAGAGGATATGGGTGGTGCGCTTCCCATGCTTGACCATCCGCAAGGCTGGAACAAGCGCAAACGCGAAACGCCAGACGGTGATGAGATTGAGTTGTGGATGCCAGGCAGCGTTGATCAGTTGGAAACGCTGATACTTGAGGGGCGAATTCGCGTTCATATGAATCCTGCATTGCAATCTGCCGTAATGTCGGCTACGTTTGACAGATCACCGGCAGACCTGCGCCGGTTTACCAAGCACAAGGCCACAGGGCGGATTGATATGGCGGTAGCTTTGGCGATGGCGGTTGGCGCGGCGACAGCACGCGGCGACAGCACGCCTGCGTCGCCTTGGGATGATGACGCATTCAAGCTGGTGGTAGGGTGATGGGGATTTTTAGCCGCAAAAAGCCAGAGGCCCGCAGCGCGACGTTTACGCAGTCCGAGCCACGCACGCTGATGGAAATTTTCGGCATCACTGGCGACACATCAATTAGCATGGAGCAGGCGCTTGGCGTGCCTGCCATTTGGGCGGCGGTCAACTTCATCAGCGGCACCATCGCGGGTTTGCCCCTTCACGTTTACGACAAGACGGCAGCGGGCAAGAAGCGCGTCAAGGCATCAAAGGCCAACGGTTCCGTGGTCATGCTACACGATGCCGTGAATGAGAGCCTATCGTCGTTTGATTGGCGTTTTCAGATGATGACGGCTGTGCTGACCGAGGGCCGATTCGTCACATATATTGAGCGCGACGTGCGCGGCCAGCCGATCAACCTATTCCCGCTTCCTGGCGCGTCTGTCAAACGACTTGCGAATGGCCGCAAGCAATACAAGTTTAAGCCGGACGGCGGGAAAGAAGTATCTTACGATCAGGCCGACGTTCTGGACGTGACATTCCTACTCAAGGGCGATCTGCTTTCGCATCGGTCGCCATTGCGTCAATGCGCCGTTGCCATCGGCAAGGCAGTGAACGCCAACGAGTTCGGGTCCAAGCTGTTCAAGAATGGCGGTTTGCCAGCGTTTGCGCTGCAAGGCCCGTTTGGTTCCGGCAAGGCTGCAATGCGCGCGTCCGAGGATATCGCAACAGCCACGCGGGACTCGGCGCGCAAGGGCGGCAATGTGCTGGCCATTCCGCTAGGTCATGAGTTGAAGCCGCTTGGCCAGAACGCGGATGACATGCAGCTAATGGAATCGCAGAAGTTCGCGGTGACTGAAATCGCGCGCATCTACAGCCTGCCACCCACGTTCCTGCAAGACTTGGAGCGTGCCACGTTCTCCAATTCCGAACAGCAGGATTTGCATCTGGTGAAACACACCATGAAGCGTTGGCTTGAGCAGATCGAAGCCGAGATGAACCTCAAGTTTTTCGGGCGCGGGTCAACACGCATCGCCGAATTTAATCTTGACGGACTTTTGCGCGGCGATTATATGACGCGCATGACCGGCAATAGCACTGCGATCCAGACGGGCCAGTTGACGCCAAACGAGGCGCGCGCGCTTGACAACCGCGAACCGCTTGCCGGTGGCGATGTGCTTTACATTCAGGGCGCGACCGTGCCGCTTGATGCCCCGCCCGCCCCGCCCGTTCCAGCGCCAGCAGAGGGGCCGACTGATGACGAATGAAATCCGAGTTCATGCCGGGATGCAGGTTGAAGCCCGCGCCGAGAATGACGCGGCGGGGCTTGTCGGTTACGCGGCTGTCTTTGATACTGAGGCCGACATTGCGGGCATGTTCCGCGAGGTCATCCGCAAGGGCGCATTTGCCGACGCGATCACCCGCGACGATATTCACGCGCTGGACAACCACGACTATGGCCGCGTCATTGGCCGCAAGAAGTCCGGCACGTTGAAGATTTATGAAGATGACCGGGGCCTGCGCGTTGAAATCACGCCGCCTGATACAACGATTGCGCGCGACCTGATGGCCAACATCGCTGCGGGCAACATTGATCAAATGAGTTTCGCATTCAGCATGGATGGCGGGCGGCAGGTTTGGGATGAAACCGGCGACATGCCGCTGCGGTCAATCGAAAAGGTTGGCGAACTGTTTGAGGTTTCGGTGGTTCCGCGTGGGGCATTCGAGACAACCGAGGTTGGCCTTCGCAGCTTGGCCGCGTTCCGCACGCTGATGAGTGCGGCAGAATTTCGGGCGCGACAGAAGGCGCGCTTGATACGTTAACGGCGGTTCCCGCTGTGCCTACTTCCCGCACCTTGGGCAAGTGCTGGACTGATCGCCGTGATGGCAGACCAGATCCTTTTAATGGAGGCCCTGTAAATGGCCACGGTAAAAGAACTGCGGGAACAGGCGGCAAATGTCGTTACTGAAGCCCGCTCCCTGCTTGACGCAATCAGCGACAAGTCAACACCCGAGCAGCGCAAGGAAGCCGAGCAAGCCGTAGATCGTGCGCTTGACGAAGCCGCCAGCATTGAAGCCCGCGCTGACCGCGAGACCAAGTTGGCCGATGCTGAGAAGCGCACGATTGAAAGCATCGATCGCACCGAGCGTGAAGCCCGCGAATCCAAGCGCCCCGGCGCGTCGGTTGTCGAGGTTCACCAAGGCGGCGACATGACCTATCGCACCGCGTTCCATGAGTATCTCAAGGCGCAAGGCGTCAAGGGTGACATGCCCGCCGAAGCCCGCGCCGTTCTGGATCGTGGCTTTACGTCGGTTGAACATCGCGCACAGACGACCACGGCGGCGGCTGGCGGTTACACCATCCCGACCGAACTTCTCAACGTTCTCACTCAGTCCATGCTGGCATTCGGGCCGATGTATAACCCCGGCATCACAACCGAGATTGTCACCGCAGGCGGCGGCGCGATCACCATGCCGACTGTGAACGATACTGCGTCGGTTGTTGTGAAGCACACCGAGGGCGCAACCCTGACCGATGACGGCGGGTCCGATGTGACGTTTGGTGAAAAGACGCTGAACGCCTATGCGTTCAACACGGAATGGATTCGGGTCTCGAAAGAACTGGCCGATGACAGCGTTTTTGCCATGGAGACCATCCTTGGCAATCTGCTGGGCGAGCGTCTTGGGCGTCGGGCGAACCTTGAACTGACGGTAGGCGACGGCACTGGCGACCCGAACGGGATCGTGACTGCTTCGGGTGCTGGTCTGGTTGCAGCCGCGACCGCTGCGATCACCGCCGATGAGATCATCACGTTCCTGCACTCGGTTGATCCGGCCTATCGCACTGGGCCGAAGGTGGGTTTCATGTTCAACGACAGCACGCTGTCGGCCATCCGCAAGTTGAAGGACGGCGACGGCAACTATCTGTGGACCATGGGCAACATTCAGGCCGGTCTGCCGGGTTCGCTGCTTGGCTATAACTACTCGGTCAATCAGGCAATGGCCGGTCTTGGTTCGGGCGTGAGTTCCCGCGTCATGCTGTTCGGCGACATGGGCAAATACTACGTCCGCAAGGTTGGCCAGCCGCTGATCGGTGCAATCCAGGATAAGGATTTCTGGCCCGGTTTCGGCATCGCCGGTTACATCCGCTTTGACGGCGAACTGTCCGACGTTGCAGCGGTCAAGCACTTGGCCCTCGCCGCCAGCTAATCAGCTTCTAGGGCGGCAGGGAAACTTGCCGCCTCACTAAGCTGATCGCAGGAAGGAAACAAAATGCAGATCAAACTACTCATGGCCCGCGCAACCGCAACCGGATCACAAAACCGTGGCGATGTGGTGGACGTGTCTGACGCCGAGGCGGTCCGCATGATTGAGGCCGGACATGCTCAACCCGTCCGCGCGGCGCAACCTGAAAAAGCAATTGCTCGACGTAACGTGGAGAAGGCAAGCAAGTGACAACCGCCCTGCGCCTTGTGACTGCCCCATTGGTTGACCCGGTAACAGTTGCCGAGGCCAAGGCGCACTGCCGTGTGGATTCTGCCGATGACGATACGCTGATCACTAGCTTGATCAAGGCGGCGGTTTCGCACGTTGACGCGCAGGGCGAACTTGGCCGCGCTATGATCACACAGACTTGGGCGCAGTATGAGACGCAATCACCGGGCAGACCGCGCCTTGAGGTTGGCCCATTTCAATCGCTGGTGTCTGTGCAGTATTTTGACGACACAGGCGCGCTGCTGACCGCCACGCTTGATCACTTCGAGACCCGGCTTCAAGGCGACTATGTGATTTGCAAGCCGAAGGAAGATCGCGAATGGCCAACTGCCGACACGCGGCAAGACGCGATCAAGATCACATACATCGCCGGGTTTGGAGATGCACCCGCAGATGTGCCGCAAGGCATCCGGCACGCTATTCTGATGCTGGTGGCACATTGGTATGAACACCGCGAGGCTATTTCAGAGGGGCGGCTTGCAACCGTGCCATTGGCCGTTGATGCGCTGATCGGCAACGAGCGGGTGCGGTGGTATGGTTAGCGGGGCGGGCGCACTTGACCGGCGCATCCAGTTTCGACGCTTCACGCTGAGCGATGACGGGTTTGCGCAGGTGCAGGCATGGGCCAATCACGGCACGCCTGTGGCGGCGTCCAAGACAGACGTGAGTGACGGCGAAAAGATGCGTTCCGGCGAAGTGTCTGCATCCCTGACTGCGCGGTTTGAGGTTCGGTCATCGGTGTTTACGCGCGCGCTGACGGCGAAGGATGCGCTGACCTATAACAGCGAGACGTTCCAGATTTACGGCATCAAAGAGATAGGTCGCAATCGTCGCCTTGAGATTACAGCGGGGGCGCGTGTCGATGACTGAGGTAATGCGCACAACCGGGTTTGCCGATCTTGAACAGGCGCTGAAAGACTTGAGCAAGTCAGCAGGTAAGGGCGTCTTGCGTCGGTCGCTCAAGACTGCGGCGCAACCGATTGCCGATCTTGCATCATCACTCGCCCCCGACGATCCGAACACGACATCTGAGGATTTGCATCGTGAAATATTCGTAAGCAGGAAACTATCGCGGCAAGACGCGTCGCAGCACCGCAAGATGTTCAGGGATGACAGGTCGGCTGTGGAAATGTTTGTCGGGCCGTCTGTCAAGGCATACCCCCAAGCGTTAATGCAGGAATTTGGGACAGTTTACCAACCGCCGCAGGCGTATATGCGCCCCGCGTGGGATCAGGAAAAAAAGCCAACGCTGGATCGGCTTGGTCGCGAAATGATGATTGAGATTGACAAGGCAATGGCACGCGCGGCACGCAAGGCCGCACGACAGGCGAGGGCGTAGCAATGGAAGAAGCAATCCGCACATTCCTGCTGGCCACAACTGCCGTGACCAACATCTGCGGCACGCGGATCAACTTCGGCACACACCCACAAGGGCTGGCATATCCCGCCATTGTGCTGAACACGATTGGCGATGCCGAGGATCACACGCTTGCTGGGCCTGACGGGCTGTCACAGGGCCGCATACAGGCCGACTGCTACGCCACGACCTACGGCGGCGCAAAGCTACTCAGCCGCGCCGTGCGGGCCACGCTTGACGGTTATTCAGGCGGCAACTTTTCCGGCGTGTTCTTGGGGGGTTCCCGCGATGACCGCGAAGGTGGTGGAAACGAACCGGATCGAAACTTTCGCGTATCACTAGACTTTATCACAAACTGGAGACCATGACATGACCGCAACCGCAGCCGACATCGGCTATAACGCATCCTTCGGCATTGGCGACGATGCCGATCCCATCGTCTACACGCTGGTTGGTGAGGTGACAAACATCACCCCGCCGGGGCGCACGCGCGCCACAATCGACGCCACGCATCTCAAAAGCCCCGATGAGTATCTGGAATACATCGCGGGCATGGCCGAGACCGGCGACGCGACCATCACGATAAACTTCGTGCCGAACGCGACCGACGTTCTAGTGACTGCCTTTGAAGCCAAGACCGGCAGCTTTCAAATCCTGTTCCCAAGCGGCGTCAAGCTGACGTTTGCGGGCATTGTTACGGCCTACGAATTTGGCGAACTGTCAACTGAAAAGATGACCGCCACATTCACCGTCAAGGGTTCGGGCAAGGCAGTTCTTGCGGCGGCATCATAATGGCCAATAAGTTTCTAGGCGAAGTCACCGCCGAGGGTGACGGCAAAACCTTCACATTGCGTTGCGACTTCAACGCGATGTGCTGGTTTGAAGAAGCCACTGGCGAAAATGCCCTCAAGGTTTTCGAGGACTTTGAGGGCGTGGGCATATCCGCGTCCATGATGCGCAAGATGATGCTGGCGTTTTTGCAGCACCATCACCCCGACGCCACGGCAAATGATGCGGGCAATATCTTGAGCGCAGACGTGAATGCGCTTGCCCGACTGATGCAGGCCGCAACGCCAACGCCAGAGGAGAACGGCGTTGTGGGAAAGCAGAAAGCGGTCAAGGCCAAGGCCGCTTAGACTTCCTGGCAATGTTGCGGGCGTATGTTTCGGCAGGCTTTGATCCATCTGATTTTTGGGGCCTGTCACCCCGCCTTTATGTTGCACAAATGGCGGGCGCGCGTGATAAGATGGAGCAAGAGGCCAAGCGCGCGGCTTGGTTGTCTTGGCATATTGCGGCCCTACAGCGGATGGATAAGATGCCCGACGCCAATACATTCATAAACGGCAAGGCGGCTGGAAAGCAGGCACAGACACCAGAGGTTTTGTCTGCTATGGGTTTGGCAATGGCGCGCGCATTTGGCGCGAAAGAGGTGATCTAGATGGCACAGTCAGTCATTGGTGCTTTGAGGGTCAATCTGGGGCTGGACAGTGCGCAGTTTGATCGTGGCGCGCGGCGTGCGGGCAACCGTCTAGGCACCATGCGCACACAGTTCCTTGCGGTCGCGGGCGTGGCGGCGGCGATGGGAACGGCCATTGCAATGGCGGCGCTTCGCGGCGCGCAACAGATCGACGAAGCGGCGAAGGCCGCGCGGCGGCTTGACAGTTCAATCGGCGGGTTCCGGGCGCTTGAGTTGGCGGCAAGTGAGGCGGGCGTAAGTCTGTCAAGTCTGACCAATGACATTCAGACCATGAACCGTGAGATTGCCAGCATTGGTGTAAGCGGCAACGGGCAGCGTGCGCTTGATGCCCTTGGGCTTACGGTTGCCGATCTTGCTGACCTGGACGCTGATGAAAAGCTGGCGGTTATAGCTGACGCGGTGCAGGGACTAGGCCTTTCTGCCGCGCAAACCACGGCAATCCTGCGCGACCTTGGCGTGCGGAACCGTGAGATGGTTTTGCTGGTCAGCGGCGGCGGCGATGCAATCCGAAACGCGCGGTCCGACATTCAGGCTTATGGCTTGGAGATCAG